CTCTGCTCACACTGAGTGTGGCTCTGCCATGCTTTCGTTTAGGCAGTGGTGTTACTCTAGAGGAGGTTATGTCGTACTTTACAGTCTTGCGGATGCTTGAGAAGAACAAGGATTTTATCTTTGTCCTTAATCAATGCTTTGATTTGAGTTTCGAAGATTTTCTTCGTCTCCCAATTCATTCCCGCTTTTTTGTATTGTGTAACATAGCTAACCTTTTAGAGTAGCTTCTCTTTGGCTTTATGCTCCCATATGGTTCGCAACCATGTGTTCTGCATTATCCAATAACTCATCATTAGGCCTACCATGGAGACTACGAAGAAACTTTCTGTCGTTTCTTGCCCTCGAGATATATCCTCGTATCTTGATACTTGGACTAATCCTGGGCCCACGCAACATAACGGTCCATCACATGATCTTGGTTCATTTTTTGTGTTCCAAAATCAAACTGATGGTTTCCGTAATCCTAGTTGGCGTGATCAAATTCGTCGAGGCGTTAACGCTACTACCACTTTTAGTGGTCAGTTCGCTTCCGCTTCTTCGTCTTGGTTCACTGCTTCCGAAGATTTTACGTGGCTTACTCAAGATGGTAGAACGTGGCAAGTGAACAAAGGGGAGACCTTCGGTAGATTAATCTACTCGGTCGATCCTAGTTCATTTCCCACCGCCCCTTCTGATGTTGTTACCAGAGTGACTAACCGCTGTATTCAGGATTTCCTATCTTCCTGTGAATCTGCTCGCTCAACAATCGAAGGCGGGCAGGATCTCGGGGAATACAAAGAAATTCTTGAATCTATCCATAATCCTTTAGGCTCTATGCGTGACAAGCTTCTCCACTACTTAACTCAGCTAACGAAAGCTAAGCGTAGTTTCAAGCGAGATCCTAAGTCACTCGTCCGAGTTTTATCGGATACGTACCTTGAGCTTAGATTCGGCATAGAACCTCTTGTGTCTGACGTAGCTGCTGCTATCGCTGATGCCGGTCGTTACCGGTTCAGCGTAGTTCCAGTTCACGGTAAGGCACATGAGGTCTACGAAGGATCCGCTGTTCAGGTTTCCCAATCAATTGGGTATCTAAACAATCTCAACCCAACACAAATACGTCAAAGTCACTCGACATACAGTGTTAGGTATAAAGGTGCGATAAGATCGGGTGCAGATGCTTCCGGTCAGATTGGTATTGCCCAAGCTTATCGGCTTTTGCCGAGAGATTGGGTACCAACTGCCTGGGATCTTCTGCCTTGGTCGTGGGTCGCTGATTACTTCACTAATATTGGTGATATAATCAACGCATTATGCTTTGTCTCATCTGACTTAGTATGGGGCTCTACCGGTTGGAAGGATAGTAGTAGTGTGTCATATTCTGACATTTCTATTACTAAAGTTCCTGTCCCGGCATTCCTTGTACTTGGTTCAGATAATTCATATGCATATGGCGGTAGCGCTAAATTCACTCGCTCTTCGTTTGGGCGTGCTGCTATGACTACAGCGGATCTTCTTCCCAGGTTCACTTTGCGTGTTCCTGTGACTAAGTATCCTTACTTTAATCTAGCAGCAGTACTCTCTCAGAGAGCTGGTGGTTTAGTCCCTTTCTTCAAGTAGACATTAGGTGACATCATGTCATTCACACTTACATCACCCATTACAGGTGGTGCCCAAACTGGTTTTACGTCTCCGACGTATACCATCGCGACGGATACCGCTCCTAGTAATACTGGGAAACAGTATGCTGTTACCGCACTTGGCGGTACGCAGACAGGCGTTGATTCTGCCTCATCTCCGTCTAGACCATTCACTGTGACCCTTAGTCGGCCTCCTGTCCTTCGACAGTTGCCTGCTGTGGATCCTTTGACTGGTGTTCTCCGCAACGTTCCGTTCAACGTGTACACTATCCTCGTTCGCAAAGGCGTCACGCCACTCGCCAACCAGGCTGCGCAGTTAGTAACTGCAAAAGTCCAGTTGTCGATTCCGGCTGGTGCCGACTCTGCTGACGCGCCTAATGTACGCGCGGCGCTCTCTTTGCTGATCGGATCTCTTAATTCGATTTCCGCCAGCATTGGTGATACTTGCGTCACTGGCGTAATATGAATATTACACAGTGGTTCAAGGATCATTGGAACGCTATCGTCATCACTGCTATTGCTACCGCTAAAGCTGGCGTTTTTGGTAAAACGTTCAGCTCGGTGGTTCTTGCCCTAGCAGCTGCTTTCTCTAATTAGCTGTCACGCTTCTTAGAGTAGCTGATGGCACTTACGGTTAAGTTGTAGTGATACAACTCCGTATTTGGAACGTATCGGAGGTGCGATATGGGCATTAGTCCTGTTGCTCTTTACGATGCCGTTTGCAAAGACGTTGATGGATTCGATTTATCCGGTATTGCCGGACTCGATACCCCATCAATTACACATAAGCAGTTTTGCTGCACCTATCTTAAACAGAGTATTATCCGTAAATGGATACCTCTGGATTCGACTGATGCGGATAAAGCCTCTTATGATGCCTTTATGACGTCTAATAAACGTTGTAAAGATTGGACCTTTAAGCCTGAATTAGAGATTGATTCTTTGATAGTCGGAGAGATCCGTTCTATCTTAGATGATTTCTTTCATCCAGGTGGCGAGACCCTGATCTCTTCTATGTTTGATTTGTTGAAATCGCATAGACCAGGTCCTGGTGCTAGTGTTGGTTCTTTTGGTACTTCGTACTATACTAAGTACTTTTGTTCCAAGCTAGCGTCTACGTCCTTGTACTTATACGAGGAGTATAAGTCCTATGTTTCTTGGTTCCCGATGCTCTCAGAAGCGGATGCCATCCGCTATGAGAAATTCGGTCTACCAGACATAGTAAGCGGTAGTCGGTGCAGTTTTGTCCCAAAAACTAACAGCACTAGTCGAATGATTTGTGTCGAGCCTTCTGTTAATATGTTATATCAACTTGGGCTTGCCACGATTCTCGAGAAGAGGCTGAGTCAGTACTTTGGTATTGATCTCAGAACTCAACCTGAGAAGAATCATGAGCTGGCACGCATTGGATCGATCGATG